GTGGCTACTGCCACGGCTACATTTCCGCGTGCAGTGACCAGCCAAGACCCACCTCTGGTGTTCATCCGTCCGGATCAGACCGGGGTGATTCAGGTGCCGTATTCGGTTTGGTTCACCGGTGGGCCTGGCAACTGGACAGGCTTTTCAATGAACGCCTCGAAGGTCAACGAGTCGCTGAGCGGCCAGTATTTCGTCGCTGCCTGGGCCTCGATGGGTACGACCACCTACGGCCTGCGGCTGTGGGATCCGAGCGGCGTTCTTTGCTATGACAGCGGCGCGCCGGCGGTGGTGGTGACATTCGCCGCCGGCAACTGGACGTATCTCGGCGCCGAGCAGCTCAGCGTGGGGCAGCGCTACATCTGGGGTATCAACAAGGCGCTTGGTGTTGGTGAGTACGTTTCGATCAACCCATTCTCGATGACCTGCCACAACAACTCTTCGGGAGGCGCCTGCGCGCTCGGCGTCGACTACGCCAACAGTCGAATTCTGATGTACAGCCTCGCCTCGAACGCTTGGACCGACCAGGGCCACCGCCCATTCCTCTGCGCCAAATTGCTGGCCTGACTCTTTCATTTCTGGAGATACACAATGCCCTGGTACAAGACGGGAACGGTCTCTGTTACCCAAAATTCCAACGCGGTGATCGGCACAGGCACTGCTTTTATTGCCAACAGCCGGGTCGGCGATGGATTTCGCGGGCCGGACGGTCGCTGGTATGAGGTGACCAACATCGCCAGCAACACCGCTTTGTCCATCTCGCCGGACTACGAAGGTCCGACAGCGGCTGGCGGCTTTTACTCGATCATGCCGGTACAGGGCTATCAGAAGGATCTATCTGACCGAGTTCGCGAGATCCTCAATGACTATGGCGAAACGCTGGCGGCGCTCGGCACCACTGGCAACTACGACATTTTGCCGCCCAGCAAGGGTGGCACAGGAATCGATGATCTTTCAGTCTTCATCGAAGGCCTCTTGAATGACGCGGACGCACCAGCGGCCCGTACTACGCTGGGCGCTGCCAAGTCTGGTGCAAACGATGACATCACTTCACTGACCTCTCTTACGACCGCGCTGAGTGTTGATCAAGGCGGCACTGGCGGCACTACGACAGCAAGCGCGCGGTCTTCGCTGGGGCTGAAATCGGCCGCCATTTATGACGCCGTGGGAACGGTATCGACCGGCGCCATTATCGAAACAGCTGCAAATGCAAACGGCACCTATACCAAGTATGCCGATGGCACCTTGATCTGCCGAGGCATGTCTGCGAGCAGCTACACAACCACGAATGGATGGACGACGGGCCTCTACATCACCGCTTCCGGCCCAAACCTTGTATTCCCTTCCGCCTTTGTCGTGGCGCCCACGGTGGTGCCGACAAGCATTAATTCCGTAGGGTCTTATCTGTTGCCCGTTGTTCAAGCAGTTTCGGGCACATCCGTAATAATTCTTGGCGTTTCGGCTTCGGCTACTGGCAATTCGAAACTCGGTTACGTTGCGATAGGGAGGTGGTTCTGATGAAAATCATTTTAAGCCCGCAGCGCCGTGACGACACGCTGACGTTATCTAAGAATGGTTCGGTTCTGACGATCAACGGAGAGGCGTTCGACTTTTCGCAAATGAATGAAGGCGACACTCTCCCTCGAGACGCAATTGATTGTGAGTGGTTCGTCGGAGATGTGGAAAAGGTCGAGGGCGCTCTGGTCATAACGCTTTTCCTGCCAAACCCAGAAAATTACAGCCCAGAACAAGCGTTTCCGGTGCCGATTGTAAATATCCCCGATGGTCCAATATCTCTCCCGCTACCCCTGCCAGTACCCGAGCCCTTGCAGTCACTTAATGCGGAGATCGAAGCATGAACATTGACTGGTCGAAACTCATAACCCGAGCAATGAAAGACGCCGCTTTGCAGGCTTCGCAACTGTCCGCAGCAAAGGCAGAGCTTGCGGCGCGAAACACCAGAGCGCTCAACCAAATTGCCCGAATCCAGGATCGTGTCGACACCATTGGGTTCGGTATCGATATCGGCGAGGCGACGCCTGAGGATGAAGCAGAACAGGCGGCACTGCTGCTCACGCTGAAGGCGTGGAAGACGTACAAGTTTGCGCTGGGCAAGGTCACCGTGCAGCCGACGTGGTATCAGGCGCCAGTATGGCCGGTTGAACCGCCGATTCCGGAAATTATTGCCGCGCCGTTGCTGAGCGAGTCCGAAGCAGCCTGAGCCGGACCCAACACCGCAACCCGCCATCGAGCGGGATTTTTTTGCCTGGAGAAAAGTGATGCCTGTTACCGAGAAAGATCGCGACATTCTCGCCCGGACAATTTGGGGCGAGGCGCGCGGTGAAGGAACTGCTGGCCAGATAGCCGTGGCCTGGACGATCCGCAACCGGGTGTTCGACGGAAAGGAGAGGTCGTGGTGGGGTGAAGGCTACGCCGGCGTCTGCCAAAAGCCATGGCAGTTCAGCTGCTGGAACAAGACGGACCCGAACTATCAGTTCCTGATCGGCGTGAGGCAGATCCCGTTCCGCGAACTGGCGCAATGCCGGATCGCTGCTGACCAGGTTATCGACGACAAGGTGCCGGACCCAACCGGCGGCGCCACGCACTACTACGCCACCAGCATCAAGGCTCCGGCCTGGGCAGCGAAGGCCAAGCAGACGCTGAAGCTCGGTCACCACGTCTTCTTTAAGGATGTGCCGTAGCCCGAATCTGGATCACTCTTCCTCCTCGCTATCGCGGATCTCCCTGAACAGGCGCTGGTTTTCATTGAACAGATGGTTTCTGCTGTGCTCAACGTCGGCGAATCTTCGCCTCTCGCTCAGCAAAGCTCCTTCGGCGTGCTGAAGCTTGGCCTTGAGAGAATCCTTCTCCTGCCTGAGCGCATCATTGTCTCTGACCAGGCCTTCGATATTCGCCAACGCTCGATCAAGCTTGAGGGTGAGCGTTTCGAATTCGTTTTCGTACATCCTGAGCTGGTGTCGGCAGGTTTCGAGCGGGGTCGGGTTGCCGAGCCAATCGTCGGTGTCTTCTATATAGAGGGGGTCCACGGTGGCGCCTTACTGAATACTGTTTGCATATACAGTAATCGAGGCGATGCGAACGGGCGAGGGTAAGGCGACGAGCTGTAGGCGTTTGGATTGGTGAAGGTCGGCAGGACGCCGGAGATGGTGCCAAAAAGGCTCAGTGACTTTCCGAGTGACTTTGTAAAACGCGGTTGCGCACGGTTGGGCATCGTTGCAGCGAGCGCCCGGCGCGAAGCCTCGGGTTTGGCGGGCTGTAGATCAGTCCGCTTGCATGGGGTGCTAGGGGTCGAGTGTTCGAATCACTCCGTCCCGACCATATAATTCAACGACTTAGCCGCTTTCGAGCGGCTTTGTTGTTTCTGCCATAGTGACTTTCCGAGTGACCTTGGCATTTTCGATCATGCTTCCCTCCTTTTCAGAATCGTCAGCGCTGGTGCGCGCGAGTCGGTTGCTGATACCTTATTTGCCGCCGCAATGAGCTGATCCAACTCCGCTGCCGAATAGTGGCTGGTGATGCTCCCGTTCTTGTGGCCGAGCAGCGCTTTGCGATCCTCCTCAGTCACGCCAGCCGCACGCAGCCTTCTCCCAAAGGTGTGCTTCAAGTCGTGAATTCTGATTCTGGCAAAGCCGTCATGTGCCGGCCGCAAGAATTTCTCCTGCCACTTCTTCGCCGCTCGGATCCGCGCCTTCTTCCAGGCTGAGTCGTTCATGCGGTGAACTGTCGTTTCATTCCCATCACCATCTGGCTTGCCAAACGGGAACACGTAGAGCGGATGCTTGCCGCGCTGTTTCTCGATTACTGACTTGGCAACGTCATTCATCACGACCAGACGCTCGTCTCGGTTCTTCACGCCAGACCTGGCGCTCCTTCCCCCAAATCCCGCCGGGATCAGGAACACGCTCGTTCCCAGCTCCGGTACTGCAATCTCCCAATTCCACTGAAGCTTGCAAACTTCCTGCTCCCGGCAGCCCGTATTGACCTTGAACATCGCCATGGTCTGAAGGTGCGCCGGGAGTTCGGCGAACAGGATCGACTGCTCTTCCCATGAAAGCGGATAGGGCTTTCGGCTGTTCGTCTTCTCGTCCAGCAGAGAAATCATCGGCACCACGTCCAGCAGCGGCCGTCTTTCCTCGTCACGCCACTTTCGCGCACAGAGGTTCAACACTCTGATGACCCGCTGAAGCGCGATATTCACTGTCCGGTTCGTGACTGGCTTGCCTACCGCTGGATTCAGCTTCGACTGGATGTACGGCGCGAGAGCATCGTCATCGATGTGAGTCAACGGCATGTCGCCAATGAACGGATCGAGCTGCTCCATATAAGTGGCCGAGATGTGGATAGAGGCCTGGTCCTTCACCTCCAGCAGGAAGCGAGTCGCCGCCTCCCGCCACGTCCTTACCCGCCTGACGCCGTACACCTTCTGCTGGCGCAACTGCTCCAGCTTGTGGATCAGGTATTGCTCTGCTTCGGCGCGGTTACAAGTGCCAGTACTCTCTTGAATTCGTTCTCCTCTGTACTTTTTGTCGATCTTCCAGATGCCGTTTGGCATTTGCTGGAGGCCGGTGATTGCTTTTTGGGCCACGGCGTTGCTCCTTTCTTCTTGCCCTGGCGCTCGCTGCGAGGGCGATTGTTGTCCTGATTCGCGGCCTTTTCAATTGCCATGGTCTCGATGTAGCGATCGGCCCACTCATCAAGCTCGATTCGGTCGAAGCCGACGCCCTGTTTCCCGATCGGGAATTCACGGACGTTAGGCCGGACTGTTTTGTTGAATTCTTCCCGGCACATGCCGAGATAGCCGTATGCCTCGCCGGCGCGAATGAAGCGCGGGAGGATTGGCGCGACCTGGGCCGCGCTTCGATTTGCCATGAGGTGATGCTCCATGCCGCGCGTGGCGGCAGAAGGTGGTTATTGGGTGGCTTTGGCGATAGCTGCCCGAGCCTTTGAGATCTCGGCGAGCTCTTGCTGATGTTCCGGAGTGGTGTACTTGAACTCGTTTGCCAGGAGCGTCCAGCGCTCGACGGCAAGGCTCAGGGCTGCGACCAGCTCTTCGTGCAGTCCGCGTTCCTCGCGGCCAATATCCCAGAAGCGTTGGCCCCAGTGCCCGGCCGGTGGCGGGTTGTTGTTCTGCGCGCCGAACGCCAGTGCACCGACTACAGCGTCCAGCAGGTCGCGCTTGTAGGCGTTGTCGCCGTCGATGCTCAGGCCACGCCGGCGCAGAGTGGAAATCACCTCGTTCAGGTCGATTCCTTTGTCCTGCAGCACGATGTCGAGTTCTGGTTTTCCCGGGGTGTAGATGGAAAGGCAGAGTTTGGCGCCGGCCGGCAAGCTGGCGCTGATCTTCTCCAAGGCATCGCTCGCTGTTTCATGAAAGCGGTTCAGTGCAGACATACGAATTCCTCGCCCGCCGTACACCGGCAGGCTGTTGAGTTGGGGGAGGGGTTACGAGTTGTTTGCGATGTCGGCTTCGGCCATCTCGCAAAAAAACGAGCAGGACGGGATCTTCTCGTTTCGCCGCACTGGGCCTTCGCCGAGGTCGCGAAGGGAAAACCGCACGTTGGTAGTTCGGTTGCGGAAAAGGTAGGAGCCTTCGCCCAAATCGTCTTGGATCAGGCACAGCCCCTCAAATTGCTCCGGAAAATCTTCCCGAATAGCACGGAAATAACCTTCGCCACCCTTCACGCAGCCGATGCAGTTGGCGTTGTCGTAGCCCATGCGGTACATCAGCGGCAGCTCAATACCGGCGCGCTCGATCATTGCCTTGCAGTCTTCCTTGCCCAGGCCGCGATCAATCAGCGGTGCAATAACCGGGCGATCAGGGTTGCGCTCGCGGAAGTCAGCCAGGCGATCAGCCTCTTCGGCGGTATAGCCGAACACCATTACGTCACCTGGCTGCTTCCAGGTGTCGAGCAGCCTGCGCTTGAGCAGCTTGGTGCATGGCGCGCCGTATTGGTTCTTCATGTACCGCTCGCGCCGGAACACCTCCTGAGCGTCAGCGCCGTATTTCTCATCCCGCAGCACAGTCACCTGGCGGCCGAACCACGCTTCGCAGTCCAGGGCGAAGCGGCGGTTGTCGGGATGCTCATTTGCCAGGAATGCATTGACGATTTGCACGTCGTGAGTGGCGCCGTATTCGGTCAGGGCCAGCTTGGTGGCCACCGCCGAGGCAGCGCCGCAACTGAACTGACAGACAATCCTGTTGTTCATCATCGAGGCCCCTTGTAGCAGTACACGTAGGCGAACCAGGCGAGGGCGATCATGGCGTCACCTCCTGAGCAGGCTGAAGCTTGCCTGAGCCAATGGGAGATACCGCAATCATCGCCGCAAGCACTTCGCGCATGTCGTCCCACGAGACGCCGACAAACTTGCCATCTGGAGCGCACAGCTCAAGCATCTTTTCGCCACCTCGAAGTAGCATCAGATCGGTGGGCGTGAATATGCTTTCAAAGCGCTGAATTTCGCCGCGAAGGTAGACGATCAAGTCGGCGCGATTTTCTTCAAGAGACGGGCCGTGATCGATAGCTTCACGCAGCTCCGCCATGGCCCTCCATCCATTCGCCAACTGAATTGCTGAAGCGCCTCGGCTTGCATCCGCCGCAAGCACGGTAGTCAGAAGGTCAAACGGCACGCTGACCATTTTTTGTTTGTCGCTCATCCGATCACCGCCTTTATGGTCAGTACCAATGGAAGCCAGAAGAAGAGGGTGCAGCCGAGTGCGCATTTCGTGATCATCAGCACTCACTCCAATTCATGGACTGGATGTATTCGCAGGGGATCACCAGGCGATCAATCGGTACGGTGCTTTCGGTCTTAGCGTCGCCGAAATACGCTATGGCCGCCTTGGCCCGTTCAAGCGTCAGTTCGGCATGGCGAACCTGCCAAGATTTGCGGGCTTTGAAAGATCGCAATGCCAGGGCCTTATCGGTGTAGGCGAATCGCCGCCCGTGCTCACCGCCATTCTTCAGGACGCGCTTGCGGTACTTCTTCAGCAGGGACTCACGATGCGTGCCCCCGAAGAGGTTGTTGTGGACGTCGTCCACGATGTACCAGCACTGCTCTGTCTCACCGATAACCACGTACTTTTTGCAGGTGACTTCCAGGCCTTGCGGGTCCAGCTCATCGACATAGCGGTAATGGTCCGGGCCGAGTTTTTTCTTTTCCATGGTCGAGCTCGTCCTTGCCGCTATAGCGGCTGACTTTGAAGGGGGAGGGAGTTACTGCGGGGTGCGTTGCGGATACGCGCCCGGGAGCGGAGACATTTGAGGCTTGGCGGCCTGTTTGGCGCGGATCTGCTCGACCTTCGTCCAGATGCGAGCCAGCTCGGTCTCGCCGGACTCGTGCATGTCCAAGCCGTTGGCAAGGCATAGGGCAGCGAGCGTCACCATCACGCCGCCGACTTCCTGCGCCGGCTCGCCAACATCGCGGCCGTAAACGTAGTCGACCAGCTTGTGCGCTTCGATCGCACTGCATCCGCAAGCCTGAACCAGCTCCAGCGCCTCCTCAAGGAAACGATGGTTTCGCTCTTCTCGGTCGCCGGCGATCATCGGGCCGAAGCATTCCATCAGCCAAGGCTGCACGCGCGACTGAAACGGACTGGTCAGCTCATCAATCCGCTGATCCGCTGCGTTCAGGCGCTGCTGCAGGGCGTCACGCTCGGCGGTGACCCGGTCGAACTCGGTGGCCATCACCACATCAGGCCCGTGCGGGTCATATCCAATGGTCGCGCCGGCCGCTGAAATCATTGTCACGGCTTTGTATCGATGGACTTCAGTCATGGCAGTTCGTCTCCGGCGACCATCTTGCAGGGGCCAAGCCGAACAGTTGCCAGCTCTTCCTTAAGTTCGTTGATCCGGTCTTGGGCCTGATCAACAACCTTCTGTGCTTCGTGCACATCGATCCAGTTGCCCATGGCCTGGTCTTCGAATTTCTGCACCGAGTTGCCGGAGGGCGAAAGCAGGAAGGCGTAGCGGGGCAGCGCGTTCAGCTTGTCCCAGAATTCGAAACCTTCACGCGTTTGTATGTTGCGCATCATGCAATCTCCATCGATACCAGATCATGGGCATTCACAACCTTCATGCCGAGCTCGCGGGCAATGTGCACTTCGAGCCGGGCGCCTTTCGAGTTCTCCCAGCCGGGCAGCACCGCAACCTGACCGCAGAGGCCGAGGCGGGTCAGGTCGTAGGCCATGTAGTCGGCCCAGTCCGCACCGTCGACCACGCCGTGCTCTGCTGGGTTCTCGACGACGTAGCCCCTCGCGCGCAGATCGGCGGCCATCTTGTTGAAGGCGGGGAAGTTGAAGTCTTCGAAGCCTGTCATCGGACCGGCCAGGTACAGGCGGTTGGCGCGGGCGGTGGCGAGCGTTACACCAGGTGCGGCTGGCGCTGGCGACAGTTCGTGCCAGGTGTCGACCTCGAACTCTGACGGGCGCAGGCCAAGGCGCCTGCCATCTGGCAGCACAGCCGCCACCGCGCCGTGGCTGTTGGTCCATGCGGGAAAGATTTGGCCTTCAGGGCAGATCGGGCCATCACCCTGCAAGAGTGCGGACCCAATTCCCGGCATCGGATCAGCAACGACGGTCGTGAACATCTTCACAGTGCGCGGCACGCGGTCGCCGAACGGGTAGCTTTTGCTGCGCTTGTGCAGTGCTGGACAGTCGATACGGTTTTCTGTGGGCATGGGGGATACCTCAACGATATAGTTGTGTTTTGAAGTGGGGCGCCGATATGAGCAAATGCAGACTGTGTGAAGAGCCATCAATCTTGATAGACAGTCACTTGATACCGAAGTCTGCATACAAAGCGTCGAAGAGTTTCGTCCTGGGCGGCAGGCCTGAGCTTGTAACAGTAAAAACAGCAGAGGGGAGTGCTGCGTATTCAGATGTTCAAGTGACTAAAAAGTTACTTTGTTCTAAGTGTGAAGACCTGTTTTCTAAGAACGGCGAAAAAATAATCGGAAGACTTTGGGCTACCGCTTCGAGCTTCCCGCTACTAGATGTTCTGAGTTCCGCTGAACCGCTCGCTGTCGGGCCAGAGTTTTCGGTCTACGACACCTCTATCATTGATAAAAAAAGCCTTGATGCTTTATTTTATTTTGCAGCTAGCATTTTTTGGAGAGCTAATGTGTGGGACTGGGGGCGCGAGCGTGATCACTACGTTGGGGCTCTGGGCGCCAGGTATGAAGAGGCTTTCAGGAGATTTCTTCTAGGCGGTGAATTTCTTGAAAATGTCTATATTATAATATCGGTTAATACTTCCGGGAATATGAATGGTCTCCTTACGTTTCCTGCTGCTAACAAAATGCAGGGCGGGAAATTTCATGTTTTCGATATTTTAGGCATTAAATTTACTGCTTTTGTAGGAGGGCATATACATCCGGATATTCTCAAGCCATTTGTTGCATCCGGCTCGAATGTTATTCTGATAAGTGCGCCTCTTGAAGAGTCTCGAGATTTTTCAGAGTTGGCAAAAGCTCTCCAAACAAAAGTTACTGCACGCGGACGCCTCCTTAAAGAAAGCCTCTCACAATGAGAGTGTTCAAGTTAGCCGAAACCGAAAAGTTCAAGTTGATCGCTTTCGACCGCCGCCCCAACCATTTTCTTTATTTCATGTTCAATACGCGCCCGGGCGATTGACGCGTACTGCTCGTCGATCTCGCAGCCGATGAACTGAAAGCCTTCGCGAATTGCGGCCTTGCCGGTGCTACCGCTGCCCATGAATGGATCGAGCGCAATGCCGCCGGGCGGTGTCACCAGGCGCAGCAGGTAGGCCATCAGCTCAGTCGGCTTCACCGTGGGATGGCTGTTGCCGTTGCGAGTACTCCATTCGGCGGTTTCGCAGTCGCGCATGGTTGCGTCCTTGGCGACAGCGGGATCGTTTGAACTGACAAGACCTTCGTTTCGGTCTTTCCGACTGGTCTTGGCGCAGTAGAAGAACCGAGCAGCGCTCCCGCTATCGAGCCGTCGGGCGCCGGGTCTCATGTGGAAACCGACAACGCCTGCATTTTCGCTGCTGGCGCTGGCTTCGGCTCCACGGCCGCGCTTCATGTTGCCGTACACGTTCTGGCCGGCGCGCTGAGTGTCGCTGGTGCTGGCGGCGGCGAGTTGCCCAGGTGCATCCGGGAAAGCAGTGAGTACTTCGGGGCTACCGTCATGGATGAGGTTGGCAGGCCATCTTCCAGCTGAATGTCCGCCGGCGATCGGCCCGGGCGCAGATCCGCCCGCGCCGAAGTTGCCGCCCTTGATCGCTCCGTTGCTGATTCGCGCCGTGTCGTCTCCGGTCGTGACCCGGCAGCTATCGATATTTAGGGCGCCGGTTCCATGCTCTACGACGTTGGCGGCGACTGTACCGGGGAATGGCTTCCGAGCAACGGTGATTGGCTCGAGCGCAGGCTTCAATGCTGTGCCCCAGCCCTGGTGCGAACCGCCGAGATTGTGCGACTTCGGGAAACCTGAGCCATACACCCAAGCAATCATGTCGCGGATCTCGAATCCGGCATCCTCGATTCGCACCGCCATCCGATGCTGAGTGCGGGTGCCAGCGAAAGCCAGCAGATGTCCGCCGGGCTTGAGCACGCGCAAGCACTCTACCCAAACCTCGGTCGCTGGAACGTCGTAGTCCCACTTTTTGCCCATGAAGGACAGGCCGTACGGCGGGTCAGTAACGACGCTGTCGACACTGTTATCTGGCAGGGTGCGCATCATTTCAATGCAGTCGCCGACCAGGATCTGGTGAGAAGGTGGCATAGGGGATCCTCGCCGGCTGGCGTGATTCGTAGAAGTGGGGTATTGGTGTTCGGCCCGGCATGGAGCCGGAAGGGGATTCAAATTGAAGCGATTGATGATCTCGCTTGCCGCACTGATACCGATGGCCGCTTCCGCAGAATCGGTGAAGGAAATGTATCCGGGGCCATGGGTCTATGAATTCAACAACGCAGTCACCGGCGCGCTGGTTCAGGCAAAAGTGAAAGGTTGCGGAATTTATCGCTACCGCGTCAGCCGCAGCAGCGACAGCGAATACCTCGTTTACTGCTCTCGGGACAATGAGATCTGGAAGGCCTATATGGTGTGGCCGAACATCAACAAGGTAATGGGACCATACGAACCTGATCCGGAGCTGCCGTAGTTTCGGGCTTCTCGACTTCGTCGTCAGGCTCTGGCGGATCGTCGGCGAGCGACTTCATGCCGGCCGCTTCAATAAGTCGCGACACCTTTTCAGTAACGACAAAAGGTGTCGTGACACACTTGAGCATTTGGGCTTGGGTATCGAAGTCGGCGGCGATCAGGTTCATCAGCAGCAGCTGGTAAACCTCCTGCTGGTTGTTGATGCCGTGGGCCTTCATGACTGCCTTCAGGTCAGGCTTGAACACGCCGGCGACTTCAACCGTAAACTTCTCGACTCCCAATGCAGCGTCCTTTGCTGCAGCCTTCTCGCGCTTCCTGCGCTGCTTCTTGGCTTCCTCCGTCAGTTCCTTTTCTTCGGCCATGGCCTACCTCTTCAATTCCGCTGGCCGGCAAGTCCAGCCAGGCCTGTCGTTTGCGTTGTTGGGTGCGAGCTATGCGGCGCATGAAGTACAGCCGCGCCGCGCCTTCGGATAATCGATGCCGTGATTGGCGAGAATCCGCTCGAGTGTTTTGTTGGCGATACCGAGACGTCCACACACCTGCCGGCGAGTGATGCCCAGTTCAAGGAATGCCCGGATCCGCTCGGCGAACTTCGCGTCGCGGGCTTCCAGATGCTCCTCCCGGTCTTTACCGGTCAGGCGGCCGCGAGCTGCACTCTTGAACGTCAGGTCGTGGGCCTGGGCGATGTTGTAGAGCGTGCGGCGGCTGATACCGAGCGCTTCAACGATCTCTGCCTGCGTGTGCGTCGGCGCCATTTCGCGAATCCGTTCGAGCTGCTGCATGCGCTCCTGATGGCGAATATCTTGAGCTGACAGCGGTTGAGGCGGGGCAGGCGCCCGACGCCGAACGAATGGCTTCGGCGCCGGCGGCATCTGGGTGCTGTAGCTGACCGGCTTGGGCTTGTAGCCGATGGGCTCCGCCTCTTGGATCTTTCCGCCAGCGGCCAGGAATTCTTCAACCTGCGCTGCCAGCTCGTTGGATTTTGGCCGAAGAGTTTCGACCATGCTGAGGTGATTGCTGATCATGCTGCTTTACTCCGCAGCGCTTTCTCGTAGCCGTCGACCAGCAGCTTGAATTCCCACAGGTCCTCCTCAAGCCGCTCGATATAGTCGTCGTCTCGCTTGAACTCCCGCCACCAAAGCTGGCGACCGACCGGCTTGAGCAGGGGGCAGTACATTCCGATGTGCCACCACTTTTTGTCTGTGATCCACATACAGCCCTGCACCTGATCGATGACCTCGCTGGCATCGTTGTCGATATGGAAAGCGCGGAGCTTGTCAGGGGCGAGAAAGCACTTGTACTCAGCGCCACCGTCCTCGCCGATAAACCCGTCAGCACTGGCGCCAAACACGCCATCGTCAGTTTTCACCAGGCCGACCTGCGTAACGATCAGGCCCGTCTGGATTTCGTGTTCCATCCGTGCTTCGGGTTCGAGTTCGTGACCACGGCGCATCTGCCACGTTTCGAAGCCGCCATCCAGCGGCGCGCCGCCGATCCGCTCAACTGCCAGCTCGAAGGCGTAGGTGAGCGCGGCGTTCGATGGCTCCCCGACCTTCTCGCCATCCAGAGCGCGCTGAACAACTTCGGCCTTCGGCCCGGCCTTGTAGCCAGCCAGGTCGCGGGCCTTGCTTTCGCTATGCCCGGCCAGAATCGCGTCGACATATTTCCGCTGCTGGGCGGTGAGCCCGTTCACCTTGGATCGGGCGGTGCTGAACATGCTTGCGGTGATGACTCCGGCGCGGCCTTGCAGCCATTCAGCGGAGCCCTGAGTGCAGTTGAGGACGATCATTGAGGCGCCTCCAGCTTGGCTTTATGGACGGTAACAGCGGTCTTCACCGTGGAATACCCGTTGGTGTCACCCGATGCTTGCAGGACTTTCAGGCTCGCCTGCCAGACGTCTTTCAGTTCGTCCGGCGTAGTAGTTTGCCCGACGCGTTCGAGGATGTCGGCGACGACCTGGGCGCGCATGTCGTCCGTATCTGAGCCATCGGCTGATTGCCCGTCGTCGTCGCGGGTTTCGCCGGTGGTGATGTTGAGCAGCGCGCACATGACGTAGCGCTTGCCATACGTGGTGGAGGAGCCGACCGCCTGCACTTCGTTACGGCCTTTGCCGATATCGACCGGCAAAGTCATGGTTGTTTGCTCGCGGTGACCGCCTCGGTGCATGAGGATCCCGGTGACCTTGATTACTTTGTCTTCGGTTTCAACCTTGAAGGTGATGGCGAAGCCATGCTCTTGCATGATCGGCTTCAACGTGTGAGTGATGTGATCAAGCGTGGCGTAGGAGTTGCCGGTGTGCAGGTTCACCGCACCCTCGAACACAGTCGGGATGTTGCACTGCATCTCGGCCATGGCTGCGTTGAATTCCTGCTCGGCGGTCTTGGCCTGCATGCGCTCATGCATGGCGAGCAGGCGCTCCATCTTTTCGATATCGCAGGTCGGATCGGCGGCAGCGCGGCTGATGACCGCCATGATGCTGTTGTCCGTCGAGATCGGCACGACGGCTTGCCGGCGCTGCTCCGGCATGATGATTTCGGTAGACATAGCGACCTCAGTAGCTGATTGAAATGGCGGGGATCTTGCGCTGGGCGATCAGGGTGATTGCCTGCTTGGCGCATTCCTCGGTCATGCCGCCCTCGATGAAGGCTTCCAGGGCGGCGCGGTTGATCTGCTTTTTGTGTTCAAGATCGGCCTCGCGCGCCTGCTGCTGGCGGACGATTTCGGCAGCCGCTGCATCGGCGCGGCGGCGCTCGTCGGCGCGCGCTTGCTCTGCGGCCTGTTCGGCACGTTTCGCCGCAGCTTGGCGTTCCTGCTCTGCGCGTTGCTCCGCTGCCAGTCGAGCCTGCTCAGCCTGCTGCTCAAGCTGGAGGCGCTGGCGTTCGGCCTGAGCTTCTGCGTCACGGGCAGCTTGCTCGGCAGCACGCTGTGCGGCGGCAGCCTGATCAAGCAACTCTTGCTCGCGGCGGGCGGCGGCTTCTCGTTCGGCCTGTGCACGCTGCTCAGCTTCGCGGCGGGTGCGCTCTTCAGCTTCCCGGGCGATCTGTGCGTCCCGATCGCGCTGAGCCTGTGCTTCGGCTTCGGCACGCAACCGGATCAGTTCCGCCTGCTCAGCTTCGTACCGCGCTCGCTCGGTGTGCAGGGCGCGCAGCTTGATCAGCGTCTGGTCTTTCACCTGGGCGGCTTCGGCCAAGAACTCTTCCCAGCTATCGCCGATTTCGAGCAGCTCAAGGTCAGCGATGATGTTTGCGAGGTGGCCGGACGTCGGCGCCGCTTCGAAGATGGCGAGATCCTTGATCTGCTGGATCGCGTCGTTGTGCTTGTCGACCCGAGCATCTTCGGCTGCCTGCCAGTCATCCAGAGGCTTCCGCACTTCCTTCTGCCATGCTTCAAGCGTGTCCCACACGCGCTTCCGCTCAGCATCGATCAGCTTGGGGATTTCCTTTTGCTTGGCGGAAATCTCTTTGCCCACTGCTTCAAGCGCCGTTTTCGATTTCGCGATCGAGTGCGCCATTGATGCGTAAGCTTCGCGGCCTTTGCGAGTCTTGAGATCGGGCAGGACCTTCTTGAACTCATCGACCTTTGCGCGCACCTGGTCAAGCCATGGGTCGAGCCCGTTCGGCTTGCTGTAGACGGCGAGGGCGGTTTCTGCCGGTGGCACCGCTGCCAGTTCGGTATTTGCGGACACGGGGAATCCTTGCCGCGACATGCGCAGCGATTGAATGCGAGGGTTATTTAGCTTTTGCGAATGCGTTTGCCATTGCTGTTTGCGGCCCCGACTGCTCTACGATGCTTTCCGCCGCGAGGCATTCGGCATGATCAAACCATCCGAAGTGGCAGACACCTACATCGATGCCCATCTTCTCGGCCAGCCACTGGTAAGCACCGGTTCGAGTCATGCCGGCCTTCTTCATGTGGTCGTGGAATGCCGCCTTACTTCGGTTCCGCAGTACTCGCAACTTATCGTCGGCAAGCGTGCCAAGCGGGATATCCGTTTGTGGATGCAGGCCGACGTAAGCGCGGCAGCCTCGACACAGGTAGGCGTAGGGCCAATCGCCGAAGCTGCGACCTCGGTAAATTTCCGAGTTGCAGACCAGGTGCACGTCATCACCGCAATAGCGGCAGTCCGCTGGCGCGGGGATTGGGTTCTTTACGCGTTTGAGTGCGCGTCGGCTGACGTGAGGCAGCGGAGCAGGCGCAGCAATGCGCTCGGGGGCGCTCGCCCGAGGATCGAGTGGCATATCGGTATTTCCTATTGAGTGATGCGATCGGCGAGGGCGCTGAGCAGCATCAGAAGGGTGAAAACGCCGATGGCGGAAAACGATCCGCGCCAGATCAGCGTTCGGCGGGCCATCTGCCGGCCGGTCATCGGAATACTTGGTAGGTGGTGGAGCGCGGCACCTGGCAAGTGCCCGAGCCGTCTTTCACGATGCCGTAGGCACCTGCACCGGCAACCAGAAGCACAACGAGAATCCAGTAGACAAGGTTCATGGCCGAGCCCTCACAGCGATGCGTCCGCCTTTCATGGTCACCGACAGGCGCTGAGGGAGGCTGTCGACCAGATCCTCACGTTTGCGGCCGATAACCTCGTTGAACGGCAGGCCGAAGCCAAGGATCGCAATGCGCCGCTCGATCTCCTCCAACTGCTCATCAAGAAGCGTTTTAACCGGTGCAGTGGTCATGCCGAAACTCCTTTCAGATGCGTGTTGCGCTCGACGAACTTGGCGTCCAGCGCATCCCGATAACGATTGGCGGTACGGGTGTCGATGATCTCGGCGAACTCCGCCATTTCGATCATGCCCATGACGAAGGTGCGATCCGGCACCGGAGTGCAGGACTTGCGCATCTTCGCGATTTCAAGGCCCAGGCGGGCCAGTGCTACCTGATTGCTCATAGCTCGTTGTCCTCGGCCTGGGCGATCAGCGCGTCATCTACAAGGGGTCGAAGTAGGACCTCTGCGATTTCGCCGAGCTTGCCCAGCGGGTGGTCGCTGGGGCCGAGCAGTTCGGCTACTGCTGTCTTGTCTGGCTTGTCATCAGTCGTGACCAGCAGCCAACCCAGTGCAGGGGTGCTGACCTCGCAACCCGCCAGCCGGCCATTCACATGCTCGTCGACCGCGAGGGCGAACTGGGCCACGCTGACGCCCTGAGCTTGTCGCAGCCGGCGCTGGAACTTCACGTCCGTCCGGAACCGGACCAGTTGTTCGGTGGCTTCGTACAGCCACTCAGCCCGAGTCACTTCCTGCGCGCTCTCGCTCACCATCGGAGGCAACTGCGCGTCGTGCATGGCCTGACAAATCTTCAGTGCTACGTTCATGGTTGCCTCCAGGATGGCGTTATCGGTGGGCCTGCTTGATCTCGGCAGCGCGCGCAGTACTGCTCAGGCGAGCCCAGCGGTCATGCTGGTGGTTGTGATCGTCCAGCACCGCCTGATTGTCGCTGCAACAAGGCTCGCAGTAGCCTTCATGCAGAGTGTCTGTAGGTTCGCCACACTGTTGGCAGTCGAACTGTTTATCGCTCATGGCGACCTCCAGTGTTTTGGGTTAGGCGGTGGCCGGAACGGCTTCACGAAAGCGCGATGGGCTCCAGTCGCACGACTCGTCAGCTGGGATATGGCCGAACATCATCGTGCAGCGACGGCAATGCACGCAGTCGCCGCAGGTCTTGCCCTCGGGCAGGTTCATCTGATCGGCGTTGTCCACCGACCGTGGATACGGCGCTCGTTGCTCGGCCATGATTTGCTCCTTGTGATTGATCCAACAAAACTCGGATGCACTCATCCGCTCCGCTGGTTGCCGTTGGGCGCGGAGGGGAGTGCATTCGGGATTGGTCGGGGAGGGAATGCCGGTTACGTCTCCGGCGCCAGCCTCTGCTGGCCGTGGCCCAGGGTTTTGAGTCCCTGTGCTACTGGGCTCTACGGGACTTGATGCAGGTGGGCGGTTATAGGCCGCAGTTTCGTCCGCATCGGGGTGTGATTTGGTAGGGATTCGAACCCAAAAGAATTACGTCGATTT